GGTCGAATTGGTCACCGGGAAGTCGGGCGAGCGAACCAGGAAATGCCTGCCGTTCGTCCCGGTGATGGCGGTGATGGTTTCCGGCAGGCTGACCGATTCGAGCCACTCGGCGGCATCCTGGTGCTTGGAGTCCACGTCGAGAACGAACCACAGCACGCCCGTCCGCAAGCCGATATTATAGTCTGGGTTTTCGGTCCACCAGGCGCGGATCTGGCGCTCGTCGGTCGTGGCATCGTTGCAGCCGTGCTTCGATGCCGGCAGCTTCGACAGGGGCTTGAGAGGATGGACGGGCCAGCCCCGGCGGGCGTAGTGGAGGGCGGCGTCGATTAAGCGGCTCATGCGGCGAAGTCCTGTTCTGTGCGATTCGGCGAGGTACACCATCCGCAAGGCGGCATAGGCGTGGTGGAGCAGGTGCAGGATTGCGGCTCAAACTGCGCGTTCCACCGATCCCACGCCGCCGCATACTCTACGACAAACATTTCGTTACGGTCGTTCCACTCTGCCCGCCAACCGCTTTCCGGTCGCGCCTTAAAAATGGCCTCGTACTTTACGAACGCATACCCCTTGCTGAACGGTGAACCGTCCTTCTTCTTTAATATGTGCTGATCTCTCAGCAATGAGAAATACTTCGCCTTACGCTGCGCCTCCGAGTATTCCCGCACCCGCTTCTCTGTTACCTCTTCAAGCACGCCGTTATACACGCGAAGTTGCTTCTGCTTCGCACGAACCGCGAACGTGTACTCACACGGGCAAACGTCGGCCTGAAGTTCCGCTACCTCGCCGCAGTCCGGGCACACCTTGAACGTCTCGGCATACGAAACCTGCTTCGAGCGTTTCCGCGCCGAATCGTCCAACAGTTGCCAGTTCCGCTCAGCGGTGACAAGCCCGTGCTCGTAGGTACATCCGCCGTGATCCAGGATCAGGCAATCCGTCTTGCCGGGGGCCGTCCTCAGCCCGCGCCCCGCCATCTGGATATATAGCCCTAGCGCCTTCGTAGGCCGCGCCAGGACAACGCAGGACACCACGGGCACGTCCACGCCCTCGGTCAACACCATCGCATTGCACACGACCGTCAGGCGACCTTCTGCCAGCCGTTTCAGAATAGATTCCCGCTCCGCCTTCGGCGTCTCCCCGTCCAGGTGCGCGGCCCGGATACCAGCGTTCAGGAACGCATCAACCAGCGTCCGCGAATGCTTGATGCCAGCCGCAAACACCATCGTCGGTCGTCCACCGGCGAGGCGTTGCCATTCCTTCACCACATCGCCCACGAGGTGCGGCTTGTTCATCGCTTCGTTTAGCTGCGTCGGGTCGTAGTCGTTCCCGCGAATCTCGACGCCCGCAAGGTCCACGCGCCGCCCGGCGAAGGCACGTGCAGGCACAAGGTAGCCAGCCGCCATCAGTTCCCGGATCGGCGGACACTGCACCATGGCCGAATACATCGCGCCAAGGCCCCGCCCGTCGCCCCGGATCGGCGTAGCGGTCAACCCGAGCACCTTCGGCCTACCGCAGTTGTCGATGATGGTCTGGTACGAATTCGCTAGAGCCCGGTGCGCCTCGTCGATGATGATCAGCGAAGGCCGGATGTCCACGTCGCGGTTGACGAGTGTCTGGACCGACGCCACCTGGACCCGTTCGTGCGGCCGGTCGCGCCAGTGGTTCGCCATGATGACGCCGTGGGCAATGCCGAACTGGTCGAGACGGGCGGAGGCCTGGTCGATGAGTTCCTTACGGTGAGCCAGGAACCACACGACCCCACCGCGCTCGACGGCTCGCCGGATGATGTCCGCAGCGATGGTCGTTTTTCCCGCGCCGGTTGGCGCCACGATCAGCACGCGCCGATGAACGCGCAGGGCGTCACGGGCCTCGAGGATGGCCTGCGATTGGTAGGGGCGGAGGGTCTGAGAGCGCAGAGAGGAGCGGAGCGGGGCGGCTCGATCCTCCACCGATTGCCGATGATCTCGGATACTGTCGCTCACTCGAACCCCTCCCCGTAGTACCACTCCTCAAATGCCGCCCCGGAATCGGCGTAGCAGCACAGGATACCCTGGTGTTTCCGCTTCGCCATGTACTCCCGCTGCTTCGGGTCAGGCTTCTTCCCGGGAGCCTTGGCCTCGACCTCCAGATACTGCACCACGCGGCCGCCGGTCGGCCGCATCGCCGACCAGTCGCACATCCCCGGCTCGCCAAGGCGAATCGGGTGGCCGGCCTGCGTGCGAAAAATGCCGCTGTGCTGGCGCCGCACAATCCAGCCTTCACGGACGAGGAACCGTAGGATGTCGGCCTCAACGTCGTTTTCGTTCAATTTATGCATCTCTCCTCCTCCTACTTAACCACTCCGCCCACTCCCGCTCCCGCGCCTCCCGCTCATCCGCATCCGCCGCCCGGATCCGCGTCACGGGCCGCGCCGCATGGATCGGCTCGGGCTTGGCAAACACCTCCGCTCCCACGACCGGCTCAGTGACCCCGCGCCCCGGCAAGGCCGTGTCCCAGCGGCGCGGCACCTGCTTTTCGATTGCCTTCGCCGCCGTCGTCATCTTCGCGCGGCTGCTCGCCTTGACCTTCGCCTCCTGCCGCTGGTCGTAACACACGCGGCAGTACTTCCCATGCGGCGTGGCCTTCGGCTGCCCGCATCCCGGCGACTCGCAAACCGTAGACCGTGGCTTTGCCCCGGCCTTTTGCCGTCGCTCGGCCTCGTAGTTGCGGAGGCATCCGCGACACATCACCCCGTAGGGCAATCGCGGCTCGTCGCATAGGCGGCACTTCGACGTATCGACCACCTTGACCGGCGCGTCCGGGTCCATCCCCCGGCTGCGGCGCACTTGGCGCCGCGCGTAGTCCCGGTAGTGGTCAGCGCACAGCGCCACGGTCACCCCCGGCCTGCGCGGCGCTCCGCATTCCTTGCAGACCGTCGAGGGCTTCCTCGGCTGGCGCGGGCGGCCCTTCCGGCGGCGCTGGTTGTAGTGGGTGCGGCAGAGTGGGGTATTCGAATACGACACCGCTGGCTGGTCGCAGTGGCGACAGGTGCGGGTCATTTAGCGCGCCCTCCCAAGAAGGAGCGCAAGAGCGACCGCACCTTGGAGAGGTACGACGCCGTTTCCAGCGGCGCGTAGTCGGTCCATCCTGGCGGCAGTCCCATCAGCCAGTCGACGAAGTCCGGGTTCAACCGCCGGGTGGAGCCACACAGGGACTTGCCGCCATGCGTCGAGGTCGGCGGGTCCGGGAGGAAACAGTGCTCGATGAAATTCGGAAGTTGATCCAGATGCTTCGCCCCCGTCGAGCGATCCATGTGGCTCGCAGCATTCGGGCTCCGGTAATCGCGGGCGGCTGGCGTAGGACAGTGCATCCCGCCCTCCGCCGGGTTGATGCCGTTCTCGGTCTCGTAATCCGTCATGCGTTCCCAGTATTCGCTCGATGTCTCGTTGGGTAGGCGCGTTTGATAGACGGGCTTTGGCCGGAAATAAGGCAGCGGCTTTTGGTAGTTGGGCCACATCCGCGCCGCCCCCGTCAGCGAATCCACCGCTCCCGGATGATTCCCGCAGGATTCCGAATCCTCGGAGCGAGGGGAAGGCCAATTCCAGACTTGGTTCCGTAACCGTTGATCCGAAGTCTTCATCTTTTCCGTTCCGTATCGCCCCTGAGCATTCGGTCCGTCCGATTTGTGATCCTCGGTCGATGGCGTGTGCCAGTTCGTTCGCATCATGCGCTCTACCTTGACGTGCAATAGATCCAGGCCCTCCTCCCGGCTCATTTCGTAGTCGGTTGCCTCGCCATGCTTGGAGTCTTGCGACCGTGCGGTAGGCCAACACAAACGCCCGCTCTCGCCGGTGCGATCCACCAACATCGGACGCTCGAATAGTTCCCCATTCCGCATCGAACCCGAGCGCGGCAAGTTCTCCGAGAACGGTTGTTCCTGCTGGAAAAGCGAGGACTGGCGGGACGTTCTCAAGAAAGAGCCACTCGACGGACTCCAACTCGCGAACGAGTCGGACGATCTCAAAGAACAGTCCGCTGCGCTCTCCCTCGATTCCGGCCTGTCTGCCGGCAACACTGAGGTCTTGGCAGGGGAACCCGCCAACGAGTCCAGCCACGCGGCCACGGAAGAGTTCGCTCGGGAAGGTGGTAATGTCAGACCAGATAGGCGCGTCCTCCACGCCTCCGTCTTCCATGCGAGCCGCCAGGATTGCGGCCGCAGGAGCCTCCCTCTCCACGAAACAGACACAGCGAGCCTCTGGCAAAGCGCATCGGACGGCGAGGTCGAGTCCTCCGTAGCCAGAGAAGAGTGAGATGTAGGTATTGTCGTAGGTATTCTCAGCCACATTTCGCCTCCCGCAACTCATCCATCACCTTCATCGCCCCCTCCAGATCCCCCGCCGCCACCAGGGCCTCGGCGTAGCCGGCAAAGTACGTGGCCCGCGCTATCTGCCGCACCTCGGGCGGAACGAATTTCTCAAACAGATTCCATTTCTCTGTGAGCGTCATGATTTCCTCCTCGCCGTTACAAAAATATGCTCGACTCCTAAGGTGGCCCGCAACTCCCACCCGTGTTTGGCCCAGTCTGGAACCTTTCCCCGAAACGCCGCGTAGACCATGTCATGCAACGAGTCTGGGTCGTTGATGGCGTCGCGGATCACTTCGAGGGCCCGCCGGTCGTGCATCGGCACTGCAATCGTGTACTCACTCATGCGCCACCCCTCCCCGGCGGTTCCAGGCGGCGATGGCGAACTCGTCGAGCACCGCGGCGGCCGTCATTCCTTCACCGCCTTCCGCCACTCCTCCGCCGTCGCGATCTTCAGGTACGCCGCAGGCCACGCCCAGTCCACCACGTTCCGGTAGACCAGGTCGATGATCTCGGCCTTCACCGTGGGCGAGGCAAGGGCGGCTTCGATGTGGAGTTGGGGGAGGGTCATCCCGCCACCTCCAGCAGCGAAAGCTGCCTGTTAGAATCTCCGCACGCATCGGCAAGGTTTCGCGCCGCGATCTCAAAGTAGCCCCGCTTGAGTTCAGTTCCGACAAACCGCCTCCCGCATTTCAGCGCAACATACCCCTCACTGCCGATGCCGGTAAATGGCGAAAAAATCAAGTCCCCCGGATTCGACCAAAGATGAATACACCGCTCGATAACGTCGAGTTGCAGCGGGCAAATGTGCCGCTCGTCGTCACTGTCACGCGCCAGATCTTTGTTCAGGACGTCGGTCTGATTAATATCCATCCAAACCGGCGAGGCGTACCGTTGCCATACCGAGATCGACCAAAGCCTGTACGCTTCGCTGCCGACCGGAAACGGGTTAAAGCGCGGCCACTTGCCGTTGCTGTGTGCGGGAACCGGAACCCCTGCGTCGTAAGCCACTGCGGACGCATCGGGCGGCTCCAAGCCAACGTACCGTTCAAACCGCTCCCCGCCTGAGGTTACCGGATCCGCAAACTCGGCCTCGGCGTTCCACTTGCGAAACGTGATGATGTAGTCGGCCATACCTTGCCGCGATGCAGCCGAGTCGGCGCATAGCTGCTTATACAGCAGTCCGTGATTCTTGGTCCGCTGCATTTCGATCACCGGATCTTTCCAGATCGTGACGCGGCTATGAAACGTCCAGCCTTCGGCCTCAAACTCGCGGATAATGCGACCGGGGAAGTCGCGCAACCCAGCCGCGCCGTCCCGCCCGCGATACAGCGGCAGGTCTTTGCAGTGCACCGCGCAATTTCGGCCCGGAATAGTGATGCGGTGCAGTTCTCGAATCAGGAAGCGAAACTGCGCCATGAACTCCTCGTCGTCCTCAGTGTTGCCCATATCGGCGATTGAATCGCTGTAGATGTACAGGTTTGAGAACGGCGGGCTAAACACGGACAAGCCAACAGAATCGCTCGGCAGTTGCCGCGCCTTTGTCACGCAGTCGGCGTTGTACAGCGTCCATCCGCTTCCCTTGCGCTCTTCGTCTGGTAGCGTTATAACGAGCGCGTCGTCGCGAAGCTGCCTAACGCTCTCTTCCGCCATGGCGGCCGTCATCTCTTTTCTCATGGATCTAAACTCCCTTTCTTTGCTTTCAATCGTTGCGATCAATGCGCCTTCCGTCTCGGCCTGCACGATGTGGCAAACAACCGGGCGTTGCTGGCCAAATCGCCACACTCGACGGATGGCCTGATAGTAGGACTCAAACGAATAAGACAGCCCGACAAAAGCTACCTGGTTGCAGTGCTGCCAGTTCATGCCGAATCCAGATAGCTGCGGCTTGCTGATAAACACTCGCAGCCTGCCATCGGTGAAGTCGTTCAGCGTTGCCTCGCGTGCGGCCTCCGTCTGCGACCCGCGAATGTCGCGTGCCTCAGGAATCGCCTTAAGTAACGCATCGGCCTCGTAGTCCGAATAGCACCACACCAGCCACTGCCCAGGCGCTGCAACGATCTCGGCGACCTTCGCGGCTCGGTCCGCTGTCGTCCGCTTCAATTCGCGGTGAATCGCCGTCGAGGACATATCGGGAACGCGAATCAGCCGCCCGTCCGTGTCGCTGGTGATGTCGACGGCGACCGTATGCGACTCGATGCTCAGCTTCGGAAGGATGTAGCCGTCGTCGCTATAGCCTAGATCAGACGGCATCGTGACCGATACAGCCCAAGACGCCACCCACCGCCAGAAGTCCTTGGCTGCGTGCTTCTTCAGCCGATAACCGCCTGCCTTCATTGTGTCGTTCAGGAACCAGCGGGATATCATTTCATTCGAAGCCATGACCTCAAGAAACTCGGCGTGGTTGCCCAATTCCAGATGGTCATTAGGCGCTGGCGTTGCGGTGCACGCTAGCTTGAAACGATGGCCGACAAAAGCGTCGATGATGGCCCGCTTTGTCTTGCCCATGTAGCTCTTGAGGATGCTGGACTCGTCGAGCACGACGCCAGCGTAATCGGAAGGGTTGAACTTGTGCAGCTTCTCGTAGTTGGTCACTTGGATCGAGTCGCTACTCGGCGCGTGCACGTGCGCCACGCCTTCAATGCCGAACTTCTGCGCCTCGCGGACCGTCTGTGCTGCTACTGCCAGCGGCGCAAGAATCAGCACCGGCCCAACGTTCTCGGCGACGTGCCGCGCCCACTCCAGCTGCATAAATGTCTTACCTAGGCCGGTATCGGCAAAGATGGCCGCTCGGCCACGTTTCAGCGCCCACCGGATGATGTCGGCCTGAAACGGCTTCGCTGACTCGTGGATATGGCCGGCGTCAAAGCCGGTCCTCGGCGCGTCGACGGCCTTTGTTTTCAGAAACTCCTCGTACGTCATCCCGCCGCCTCCATCCGTCGCAGCCTCTCCACCGCATCGACCCACAACCCGCACTCCAGCTCCGCCGCGCGGATTCGCTCGTGCAAATCCTGCGGCGTCGATCCAACGCGAATCAGTGACAGCGCCGCCAGTGTGGCCGTGCGCCGCGTTTGCGCCAGTTGCCGCTGCTGCTCCAAGGTCAGCGGCGGTTTCGTTTTCCTCATCTCTTCCTCCATCAGAAATTCCTCAGCAAACCAGTCATGCATCCCCAGGCGTGCGCCGGGGTCCGCGTATTGTGCCGCGCAGCGCAGTTGCTCGGCGCGGATGAATTTCAGAACGTTCTCTTGATCCATAAGCCGAAGAGCACGGCCGCCGCAATTACCCAGAGCCCACACACTAGCGCCAGCGCCTTGACCAGCAGGCCATGCTCGGGCGTAAACAGGTAGCGGCGCAAGAGCAACAACGTGCTGGCAAACAACGCAAGGTGGACGACGGTCAAGATAGCCTTCATGCGTCCTCCCCGCGCCGAACCACCCGCGCCGTTGGCACGCCGCAGGCGCGTTGCCAGGACTCAACGGAGCACTCGAACGATTCTCCGTAAAATACGACCCACTCGCCGACGCGTTGCGCCACCGTCCGCTGCCACCCCGGCCCCAGTTCGACCACGTCCCCCGGCTGGGGGTCGATAAGCGGGTTACGCATCTTACTCATCAAGATCCTCCCCGTTGAACAGCCGAACAGCAGCGGGCAGTGATTGGACGGCGTGGCTTCTCCCGTTTACATAAACTGAGAAAACGATCTTATGTGTGCCAGCCAAATCAATCTCAATTCCGGCACATATCCTGGCTTTTCTCTTGCCGTCAGATGCAAGGATCATGCTGAACCATTGCCCTGCAAGTTCCTCGATTTTAAGCATTTAACACCTCCGGAGCGGGCGGCGCAGGGAGGGTGTGGGTGGGAGTTCCGAAAAACCGAAAACCAGAGCCTTGCCAGCTATTATCCCGCCAGCGCAACTTATACCATGCCTCATGCCCCGGCTCCCATATTAGCCACCAGTTCCCGTCCTTGTGTTTATCTGATATTGGCTCCGGCGTCACCCGCGCCCGGAGTTGCCGCAGCTCGGCGATGAGGGCGGGGAGGGCGTTGTGGGCGAGAGCGATGGATCTGGCCGTTGCTAGATTCTCCTCTAGTGAAGCCTTGCAATCGGTAAAGATGGTGGCAACTCCGTCGCTTGGAGCCTCGATATAGATGCACTGCTCGTCTTTTGAGTGATCACGGATAATCCATTCGCCGGGCGTAGCCCTTGCCAGCGCCGCTTCCAGCGCGTCCAAATCAATCCTGTTTTCCATAAGTGTTCTCCTCGTCTTCCAGATACTCCTCTCTCGTCCGTCGTTGTTCCCGCTGCTCCCGCGCCTGATTGGGCGGTCTCACTGGTCCTCCGGGGCGGGCGGGAGCGGGAGGGCATGGGTGGGGCCGTCAGGAAATGGTTGCCAGTGCGTAATACCGGCCATGTTGTCCGACCACCAGGACGCCTCCACGATTCGCAGTGATTCATTCCACGCCAAAAACCCGGTGCCGTTTTTCGGTGCCGTCTCAATCGACTGCCATGCCCGCGCCTTGATCGCCGCGCTCTCCGCCCGCAAATCCCGCAACTCGGCGATGAGGGCGGGCATATTTGCTACGCACGCCGACACGCAATCCGCCCATCCCCACGGCTTCTCGCTTTTCTTCGCCAGCGCCGCTTCCAGCGCGTCCAGATCAACTTTCTGTTGTTCCATGTAGAAGCTCCTGATTCTTCTGTTTGAACTCATCCCACGCGGCAAAATCGATCTGTGCAATATGCACGACCGTCTCGCCGATAACCCACTGCGCGTCCTGTGTTCCGCCAAACTTGAAGTACACACACCGCTTCCCGTCGCCACGAACGGAAGGCATGGCGATTTTTGCAAGCGGCCATTTTGCCAAGGTCGCCGCGATGTCGGCATCGTTCAGCCGCTTCTCCTCGGCCTTTCGCTCGTCGTAGCGTTGCTGGCATTGCGTTGAGCACCAGATGCCGTTATGCCCCCGGTAGATCGGCCCGTCGCAGGCGATAGGGTTGCCGTCGTCGTCCTCAACGTCCTCGTCCATCTCTTCACTGCACCGCAGATGACAGCCCCAGCATTCCAGCCACCAGCCGTTCTGGATGTACGCTTTGGCGGGAATTCCTGTTGCAGCGTACTGGTCGAATTGCGGCATCCGCTTGCACGATCCAACCTCGACAAACTCGATGCCATCTTCGCCTGCCGCCCGTGCTTTGGCGCGTCCTGGCGTTGAGGCAAAGTAAATCTGCGCCCCTTCGTCGTCCCCAGTGTCAACGAGGTAGGCTTTCAGGGTCGGTGGTGTGGTATGTGTCTCGATCATCGTCTAACCATTCCTCTCGTTCTCGTCTCTCCCGGCGCTGCTCCCGCGCCAACTCGTCGCGGTCTTCGGCGGTTTGGCGGTCAGGCATCGCGGCCCTCCTGCTGATCCTCGGCGGTTGGCGACTGCCAAAACGGCACGCCCTCGCGCACGTAATCGATGGCGGCGTTCCTGTCCTGATCCATCCACATGTCGTCTCCGTTCTCGCAGCGCCATTGGTTGCCGCGCCAGTCCCACACGACATCGGCCTTGTTCTCCTCGCACCACCGCGCGCGCGCCGCGTCCTCCCGCAGCCGCTCGACCTCAGCCCGTAGCCGGTCAGTCTCGGCGTTTAGGTGGTCGTACCGCGCTCTCCAGTCGTCGATGGTCACCGCGCCACCTCCAAAGAATATGATCGGCCTGCTTCGCAATAAACGCAGGCATATGCTCGACGCTGTGCCGGATCCGTTCCCAGCCAAAAGCCTTTTCCGAGGCAATATTTACAACCATCTGGACCAACATCTTCAATCCTTTCTGTTCCCCTTAATCGCTGCTCGGCAAAAAACAACCGCTGCTGCAGCTTCTTCACTTTTTCCTCTATCGTCACCGCACCACCTCCCATTCCGCCCGCAACTCTGCCGTCCGCCGCTCCCGCAGCAGTGCGGCCTCGTAGTTGGCCTTCGCGCGTGTGGCGATGACAAGCCATACGCCAGCACGCCCGTGCTGATGCAGAGCCAAGCCGAGGGCGCAGACGGCGAGGACGATTATTGCTCCAATGATTTCCATGTTTCCTCCTTGGATGCGGGGCGGCTTCCCGCCCCGGTTGGGTGCCTAAAACGGCACGTCCTGATCGCCAATCGCCGCAAACGGCGACGGCCCCGCTTCCACTTCCCGCGCCGCCGATCCACCGCCACGCGGGAACGGGCCGTTCAGCTTGACGCCGTACTCGCCGGCATTCGCCACGACCGACGCCTGCGTGTCAGCCAGTCGCAGATTCAGCTTCCGCAGCCAGTCGTCGCCAGCAAGGTCGGTATCGGTCGCGCCGATGGCCTGGAGCCGCTTGCGCGTGCCTGCAATCGCCTTCGGCGTCAAAAACAGATTCGTGCTGCTCTGCGACTCGTCGGCGAACCGCACCACGACCTCGATCGCTGGGCTCCCGTTGTGACCGACTTCGACCTTCCGCAGCCCGACGATGCGGACGTCGTACCATTCTTTATCTTTCAGCGACCGCGCGATCATTCGGCCCCCTTAATCTCGGCCAACTTGTCGGCAAGGACGGTGGCTGCTCCCATGCGAGATTCGGTCTCCTCGACCACCGACTGAATCAGCGAGTCGCTGGTATCAACCGCCGCCCCGCCCGCGACCTCGGACGCGTGGAACGCATGGAAGCGAGACAGCATCCGCGCGAATAACATCTCGTGACCAAACTGGTCGTACGTGCCGGGCTTGTTGTCTTTGCCGCGGCTGCGCGCCACCAGCCCGCTCCGCGTGGCGTCGTCCAGCGTGTACCGAATTCGCAGCGGCTTGCCGGCCTCGTCGGTCATGGGCTCGCCCATGAAATAGAAGGCGTACTCCGATGCCTTCTCCGTGTGTTCGATTACCTTCCAGTTGTACCCACCGCGCCGCAGCAGGACCGCGCGGCCCTTGTAATGGAGCGCCGGAATCAGCATCCCGCCCTGCGGGATCAAGTGAATGAACTGAAGCGACTGCGCCTCGTTAAATCCGTAGTCGCGACCATACATATACTTGAGCTCGATCTGCGGCGCCGGGATACCCAGCGCCTGCGCCCGCCGCCCCGCCTCAAAGGCGTCGATGCGCAATTGATCGGCGCGGCTCTTCAGGGTCGCGTCGGTGATGTCATCCAGTAGCGACCGCTTCGGCTGCTCCGGCGCGGCAGCAGGTTGTGCCGCCTGGATCTGTTCAGTGAGTGTGCTCATATTCTCCTCTTCCCCGTCACGCCGGGAACACGCGAAACGGACGCGATACGCTCGGCTTCACGACCTTGGCGTAGATGTCCGGGTAAAACTTCTTCAGCGCAACGGTATCCACCCGCTGCGAAACCTGCGGCGCGAACGAGATCCGGTACCCCGGCGCCACCCCGCCTGGTGCGTCGCCGATCATGGCGGCCGCGTCGGCCTTCAAGGCCTCCATGGCCTCCTCGGCCTCGTCGCGGACGTCGCGCAAAGCGAGGTACTCGGCGGCGATACTGCCAAGGCCCGCGATGGTCTCGGCGTCCTCGTCCACGTCGACACGCTCAAGTAAGTCCGCGCCTTGGCACGAGTGCCGGTACTCGCACTTGCCGCACCGCTTATCTGATGCTGGCAGCCGCCCGGGCTCCCCGCAGCCGCCGACCATGGCCCAGAACTGCGTAGCCATCTCGCGAACGAGCTCGTAGGCTGACGGATCAAACGACACCTCGAAAGTCTCGAACCGCCAGTTCGACGGCTCCAACACCGCAAACGCGCCCCACCGATACCCGCTGAGACCCATATACCACTGGATCTGAAGCTGGTACGACAGGGGAAGGCCGTCGCGCATGAACGCCCGGAAGGCCCGCTCGTTGGCCGTTTTGCACTCCAGGACGCCCGGCCCGCGCTCGTCGCCAACGATCATGCGATCCATCGCACCGGCCTGCCAATCCTCCTCGCCGAAGCGCGAGCCAGTGCGCCGGACCTTCCGGCCCGTGCGCTCCTGGTACTCCTCGACGATCAGTGGCTCAAGCTTGGTGCCGCGGATCAGGTGGCCGCGGAACTCAACCTCGTAGTCGGGCTGGATGCCGCGCTTCTGGTACCACAGCTTCCTTGCGCAGCCGTATGGCGGGGCGCTGACGATGTGGCCCAAGTCGCTGCCGCCGATAAACCTAGTCCTGTCCATGCATCTTGCTCCACCGAAGCGCTGAAATTCCTGCCATGCCAAAGCACTCAGCTAGCGTTAATAGCCCACGATCCGATGCCAACTTTTCCAACCT